AATTCCGCGGAATGGGGTAAGAGACCGCGTTACACCCTGAACACTATAATTGTGTGTATCATATTTTTATGGTACAATTATTATGCAACTTTGTTGAATGATGATCTGCAATGGTATGGATTTGAGCTTCCTTTGTGCAATCTTAATTGGTTGTGCAACTTTTACGTATTGGTAAGTTTGAGCGGCGGCGAGTTCGCATGCCAGATTGAACCGATTGAATTAAAGAAGAAAGCTGTATCCATTTTCACCGAGTTTTTGCAGAACACTAAGTTGATCTTTGCGGGCATTCATGCAATCAAGTTAAACAATGCCACCGGTGTGCTGCATCCAGTTGACCATTTTCTCAAACAATTCTATGATAGGTATTATCCGAAGCAGCGTGCTCACGCGATGAGCAAGCTCAAAAGGACAAACCCAACGCTACCATTGCGGTTAGATGTTTTGGAGGAATATGCTGAGCCACGGATCGAACAGATTCCTGTCTCACAATTGCGATGCGCTACCAAGGAGGTTGTTCTTGAGGTTGTTGAAAGTCCTGGGTTTGCAGAGTTTGCCAGGAGCACATACAGTGCAATTAGCGAACAGAAACTGTCAGATATTGAGATTGATTTGAGTTCTGCAGCCGGATTCCCGTATTTGCAAGGGAGGAAGAAACATCAGGAGAAACATGATGCTGAGATTAATGCATCAATATTCTTAGATGATGATGTGAAATTTGACGCATATGTAGACTCGCATGTCTGGTATACTACTGGTCGTGCGAAAATGCAAGATATTGGGGCTACCGATGCCGGCCGTCTCATAATCTATGCTGTATATGCATATTTGTTAATGGTCATGCTTTTTCTTCAGCCTTGGAGTCGATTCATGAATCGGACTTTTGATTGGTGCGCTGTTGGCATGTCATGGATGAATGACGGTGCCGGTAAATTTGCGCGATTCTTTGAAGCTGATCATGGGTTCGCTCCTAAGGGTTATAGGTTGTGTCGATTGACATAAGTGGTTGGGATGCTAAATTACATCCAGATCTGATGAAATGTCTCGATCTTTTTTACCATGACCTTTTGATTGCTTGTGGGATTGAATACAGCTATCGGTGGAGATTTCTCAAAATGCTCAATGGCATGATTGAAGCCCTCGTGCTTATGCCTATGGGATATCTGTTTCGGGTAACCCAGGGGATGAAGAGCGGATGGGGTGCTACGGCGAATGATAATACACTCTTGCATGAGATAGTTTTCCGATGCATCATGCGTCAGCTTGGTTTTATCAAGCACGCTTTGTATGGTGACGATAATTTCATGCTGGTGCCAGATTCTGTTAGTGAC